TGTACGTGTAAGCCTACGTAAGACATCTATTACCAGTCGATGTTTGTGCTGGTAACAGAAGGTGAATCAAATCCAAAGAAGAATGCTTCTTGCTCTGGATATGGAACCTCACGGACAACCTTTTCTAGGTTGAAGAATTCAAAACCAGTCCATGCAAAAGGCTCTGCATCTGGCTTTGATGGTAGAAGTGTGTAATTGGTTTCAGTTCCCTGACCATTACGCTTTAACTTCCACTCTAGGTTTGAAATGCTACCTGTATCAAGTGCATATTCACGAATGTTGTTAAACGCTGATTGCTTTGAGATACCCTGAGACCATACGGCAATGTATGCATCTTCTGTACCATCATTAATCAAAACGTTGCAGTAAAAGCGAAGACGTGCTCGCCAGCCTGACTTTGGTTCCTTCTTTGCCATTTCGCAACCGAAGCAACGACCCTCTGAGTCCATTGTACAAGCAGCCTTTCGCTTGTAGTCCTTTGGGTTTGTGTGCTCTGCAACAACTACAGAAAGACCACGATCTTCTGAGAAGTTTGCTGAGTCCTGATCTAGTTCTTCTACGAATCGAACCTTAGCAGATTGTCCATCTGCAAGTTTGACCCAACGAACCTTTTGTCCTGTACCTTCATACTTTGGTTTTTCGAGCAGGGCGTTGATATCTTTTAATCCCTTAATTACGCTCATATGTTTCTCCTTTTATGTTGTGTGTATATTAGTTTAGCATAGATATGATAGATTTGTCAAACTGGAAGTCCAACTTCTTTATTTCCTCATCAGTCATATCGCCTATGTCTTTATATTGTTTATCTAATTTAATAACAGAAACACGAGAACCAAGTTTTTCAAGTATCTTGCTTTTCATGTTTCCTCCTGCCTCATCATTATCTGCAATAACAATAATATTATTGAAATATTTCTGAAGCAATTCTATTTGTATATTGGAGACATTTGCTCCTAGTGTTGCCACTGCTGGAAATCCTATTTGATCAAGTCTAATTGCATCAAAGGAAGACTCTACAATATACACTTTATCAGCAGTCTTTACTCTATTAAGATTAAATAATGTTTTTGACTTTGGTAGTCCAGGTGTATTCTTAAACTCTTTACCCTCAATTGATCTACCAACAAAACCAACTGGTATTCCATCTGGGCTATGAACTGGAACTGTTACCATGTCTTGTTTTTCTGAATACCCTAATGCAAACTTTGACCAAGAGGTTGTTTCAAGTTTTCTATATTTAAAATAATCCTTTGCTCTATCAGAGGCTAACAAGTTATTGTATAGGCGCTTAAGGATTAGTTCATCAAAGGGGACAAAGTCTGGCTTTTTATATAACTGCTTATTTACTTCTTGTTCTAGATTTCCTTCTTGCTCTTTGTTCTTGATAAATCGAACAGACTCAAAATAGGTTCTTCCAGAAACATGCATAACTAACTCAACTAAATCTGCAACCTTGTGACATGAGAAACAAAAAAATGTTCCGTTGTTCTTATCTACTTCTCCTGCTGGAGTTCTATTGTTTGCATGGAAAGGACAGAAAATAATATAATCAGAATCAACTTCTGATTCAACGTCTAGACCTGCTCCTGTGATAACTCTTTGGATTTGGTCTTTGGTATAAGTATTGCCTTGTTTACGTCTATTCCTGCTATCCATTCGCTTTTCTTTCTCCCTGTGTATACTCCGTGTATTGATAATTCAAAATTAAAACATTTTTTGTTTTCAACATAGTCTATAGTAAATACTGGCTCAATGTCAAATCTTGGCACATAGCCACATAGTCGCATCTCAGATACGACAAGCCTAATGTACTCCCCTTTAAGCCTACCAATAGCAGAGTCATCGTGGATTACCCCATCCAGACTAAACTTTTTAATTGGCTTGTGATGATAATTTGCCATACATTAATTATACCCATATGTTTACTTATCCTCAAAGTCTTTGTATCTGTAGTATCCCTTGTCAAAGTCACACTGGACCAGAAAGTCCCCCATAAACCCGTTTCTGTTCTTTCTAAAGGCACACTCAATAACATCACTGTTGGTTGCACGACCTAAGGCTAATACCCAGTCTGCATCGTATGCGATTTGTCTAGACCATGCAGTTTGGCCTAGGGTTGGTACAGAACTGAGATCATTGACATCGTCTGGAGTTGCAGAAGAAATTGCAATCAGTGGAATCTCTTCTCCAATAGCCATAAGTTTAAGTTCTCGTGAAAGGTTCTTCATTCGTACCGTTTCATTATCTGCCTTTTGGTTTGGACTCATTAACTGTAAATAGTCAACAATTACAAAGTCTGGCTTATACTGATCAATCTTTCCACGTAATACTGATGGAGTAATTTCTCCACCTTGATCATTTGAGATAATGTGGAACTCTGGCTTTCCAGCAAGGTTCTTAGCATGCCAAGACTTTAGCATATCAAGTTCTATTTCTCCGTTAGAGATCTTTCTGTGTGACCAAAGACCTTCTCCCATAATTGTAAATACACGATTACGAACTTCTGTCTCAGACATTTCTAAAGAAATAATCATTGGAGACTTTCCCTGCTTCCATGCCTGGACTGCAAAATAAAGTGCAAGCCATGACTTACCAATTCCTGGATATGCAAGGAAGACTCCAAGTTGTCCTGGCATAATTCCAGCAGGAAGATAGTTATCAAATCCTGGAAGACCAGTTTTAATACCAGATATACCAAGAGCCTTTTGCTCTTTTACGTTTTCAAAGTATGCAATTGCAGACTCTAAATCAGTAACATCGATATCACGAATAGCAGAAGTATTTTTCTTTAATTCTGAAGTTTTTGTAATTAGGTTATCTAAAGCCTCATTACCATTTCCTGACTGAACATCTGAAGCAGCAGTCCTGATGATATCTTTTAGACTATCATTTAAATATTCTGTTTGAAGTTCTTCTAGGTGATGCTTGGTTGCACCAATACCTTGGATTGGCTGGAAGTCTCTAAACTTATCAACGACAAGGTCTAGTGGAGGAGTTGCGCTATTGTGCTCAAAATAGTTACGAATAAAAGTCCAGATGTCATTATGAGTACGAAGAAGGTTATCAACATTTGCTTGTAGAAGAACGTGCACTTGCTTATCAGTTAATACGGCTGTAATTAATTTTGCCTCTGTGTTATTCACTTAACCACTCCTTAGCCATTCGTCTACGCTCTGCTCTTTCTTTATCATCATTTTGCTTATCTAGCCTTGCTTGAAATATTTTTTCTGCGTTGTAGGCAAAATAGTTCCAAGATGGAGACTGAGACACAGAAAAGTAATACTCAAGTAAATCATAGCAGCCTCCAATACCATAGGACTCTATAAGGGCATCTGAAGCCCATTGCTCTACGTTTAAATTAAGTGATGGCTTTTGCTCATACCTTGCAGTATGAAACTTGCTGTAGCGTGAAAGCAAAGCCATTCGGTCTTTGCGTTCTGCCATTACTCGTTAATTTCAGACTTTGCTTCGTTAATCTTTTCAGTTAACTTGTCTTCTACAAACTTATACACACGCTCAAATGCCTCGTTTGTATTTTCACCATCTCTCTTATTGTCAATGATGCCAAGATCAAGTCTTAGTGACTGAAAGTTGCCAAGGTTTAATGTGTATCCAAGTGTTACTGATACCTTTGTATTATCGTTTTCCATTTTCCCTCCCAAGGGATTAGTTAATAGATTCACTCCAGATTGGAATAAATCTACCATCTTCTGTTCTCGTATATGTAAGTATACCATCCCCCATACGACGTGTCAATTCTTGTCGATTGGGTGTAATATCATTTGTAATTAAATTATCTTTTCTTGGTCTACCAATATGCATACTAGCAAGGATATCACGAATCTCTTTTACTTGCGACTCAGAGTAATATGATCTTACTTGAAACCCTCTTGCTCCACCCTTTTGAGATCCCGTTGGAAAAGGAATGACTCCTCGTTTCATTAATGATGGCATATATTTTTTATGTCTATTAACAAGTTCTGCAGTCTGCCCAACCGTGTACGCTCTTTCTCTTTTGCTTTTAAAATCACTAATTAAACAACTTTCAATCTGATCTTTTGTAATGTTATAAACAGACATTATTCCGTTTGACTTATTGTAATGGTGTATACGTATTAGATCACCATTTAAAAACCACACCTTTTTATTTCCTGGAATTACAGGTGCGACATTGTATGCTTCGCTCTCAAGATTTCCTTTTCTAGTAGCCACTTGCCCTCCTGAGACTGGTTCGGTGGATTGAACATTTTTCTAAATCCACATAAAATACAATAAATTTCTAAAAAACTAGCAGAACTATATTGTCTATCGACAAACATTCTCCCTTTGCATTTAGTACATCTTAACATTAATTCGGCAATCCGATAGCAATCAGGTTTACACCAATAGTTACATTTCCTCCAGTTTTAAACTTAACTATGCCATCTACTCTAGATGCGGTAACTGTTTTTAATACTACGGAGATGTCTGATCCTGCAGTTGTTCCACCAATATTAATAGGTGTTGCAGTTACAATTGGGGCATGCTTAAATCCACTGTATGTAAGGAAGAATGGTAACTCTCCTCCTACTCCTACTGGAGTATTGTTTGCTACCTCGGCGTAGCCTCCAACCACACGCATTTCAGATGCCCCCAGATCCTTTTTACCAAAGGAAATTGTGTCAACTGTCACATACTTATTTGATGCAGCAGAAACACTTGTAGTCAAAGAATTAACAGCATCTGCAATCTGATACAGATAACTTACATCAATAGGCTGGCCTCTATTAGGCAATGGAATGTTTGGCATGGTTATTCTATTATACCATTAAACCGTGTGTGGTCCAATGACATACCCCTTTAAGTAACTATACTGTCTTGTTATTGGCGTTCCTTTTAAAAATACCTCAACCGTTACCCGATTTGGTAGTTGATTTTGATTAACATTATTAATAAAATAAGTAGTTGGTTTAATTAGTGATACAGAGTTACCTGTTATTCTTTGTTTATACTGCCAGTCTCCAGAATCATCCTTGTCCCATTTAACCCAAATGTCATACTCTGACTCTGTTCCTATTTCATATGTTGTTGACCCAACGACTTTGGTAATCCTTACTGGCTCCCATGTTGCTGTTGCTACATCCCCGACGGCCGAAATGCTTTTATTTCCAGGCACATAAGTGTAGTCTGGATCAAGTTCTATTTGAGATGACCAATGTGAGGTTCTATTTTTATCTTCTGAAACTATCCTGTATCTAAAATTGTAACTTTGAGTTTTTGAGTTAATTGGTGGAAGATCTTCTTTTTTAATTCTTATAACTTTTATATCTTTGTCTGCCATTATGACACATCCATTGCAAACCTAAACTCAATATAGTTGCTTGTATTTCCATTTTTTACAATTGGCATTCCTGCAAGATTTCTAATTACTGAATAACCAGTCAGACCATACAGAGCATTTTCTGATGTTGTATTTTCTAAACGTAGTGCATCTAAGGCAACATAGTAATCATCATCTGCAGCATTTGCTGATGAAGAACCGCTCTTGATTTCTGCATAAACCTTTACCGTATCTACAGCCTTCCATGGAAAACCACTTGAAGTTTTTAAATCTTCAATTTTTTTATTTACTACAAAATATCTGTTTGTGTTAAAATTATTTAAACTTCCTGCTGTGTTATTATGATCTAGATCAATCTGCATCTTTGAAGTAACTCCTGGTGATGTAGAAGAAGAAAACTCAATAATAATTTTAACATTCATATAATTAGGAACTGCTGAAACGGTTCCGTCTTTTGATAAAATGCTAAATGCAAATCTTAACTCATCATCCAAAGAGTTTTTAGATAGGTCTGCAGATGTTGAAGAAAGTTGAATAAAGTTTCCAGTGGCTGTCCATATAGGAGAACTGCTTGAAATCACAGAAGAGTTTCCCCTTAAAATAATCATATTATTTAAAAATCTAGACCTTTCATGTCTTGACTCTCTATTGTCAAATGTAAAGATTTGATTATCGGCATTGGTCTGAAATATATCTCTTGCAACTCCTGAGAAAGAGTCTCTAATTATATTTGGGAATATTTCGCTATCTAGTCTTTCTGGAATTGCAACCACTGAAGAGGCCCCATTAATCTTCCAGTTTTCATTTGTAGTAAATGCATATAGATTCTTACTGTCTGTTGTTCCTGCTAAAGAGTTAGACTTTGCAGAAAAAATTCCAACCTCTGTAATCTCATATCTTTCTTCTGTTGGAAGTTCTCCAGTTAAAACAATTTTTGAAACTCCATTATCATCAATGAATCCTCTAGATGATATCGGAATTCTAAACATTTCAAAATCTAAGGTTTGCTTGGCTGAGTAGTCTGGGATTGCTCCACTTACGTATGGCTCTAGGGGTTTAGCACCGCAACCTACAGCAATATATGAAGCATACGCTGGGGCCTGTCCCAGTAAGTACTTTCCAATAATATCTTTACCCTTATTAGTAATCATCTTATTTCTCCTATGTTATATTGTATCACGTAGAATGTCCCCAGAAACCATAATACTTACCTCAACCTCTTCATCATCTTGCATATTTACAACTTCAATGATTAGGTCCCCCGTGCTATTTTCAATATAAAAGTTAGATCCATTTGTTCCATTTCCAATATTTGGTATTTTATCGTCAAACTTTATTAGGAAGTTGTCAAAGTATGACTGAGACGTTCCGTATAAGGATAAAAGATTCTGAGAATTATACTTTTGTGCAAGAGATATCATATTCTTAATTGGCTGATAAATTAAGTTCTCACCAAAAACAGTATCATTTCTTGAAATGCTTAAAACTTCTTCTCCGCCAATGTCTTCAAAAACAAGGCGAGTCATCATGTATTCGCTTAGTTCCTCATCCTTCAAGTCTATTCTGTACTGTGGACTTGATGACTTGGTGCTAGCAACAGTGGCTGGCTGTGTTCCTGGAGTGTTTGGGGTTGGACTAGTCATTTGGAACCTCACTTAGATATACCGTCATTGATGGACCTTCACTATTTCTGGAATAGTTGATATTATAAACAACGTACTTTGTTTCTGTATCAGAAATAATATCCATTCCAGTTTCATCCTTATAGTTTATGTTTAGAATATCTCCTAGTTGAATCATGGGGTTAGAGAATATGTCAAGACCAACAGACTTTGTTGGCTTCATGATTTTATTTATAATCCAGCCCATCATGTTCTTGGCAGCATCTTGACTTTGCACATATGGTAGTTCTAGTGAAAACTCTTTTTTGCCATATGTTGATCTACTTAAATTAATTTTGTTATACTTTTCTAACTCTGTATAAGGAGAACTAACAAGGTTGTTGTTGACAAACTTTGGATTTGAAAAACTTGATTTCTCAGCAAAGTAATCGTCTACTGTTAAAGAATGCTGCGAGTCTTGTGTAAAAGTAACTCCTTGAATTCTTAGATAGTTTCCAGTTGTTTCATCAAGGCTGAGTGCTGAGTCTGTTGCATTAAAGATTAAGAACTCTGCCCCAAATGGATTTGCTTGGAATCCAGAAATTGTATAACCCTTAATCTTATTAAAGGTTGGAGATATTTTTGCATAAAGGGCTGGAAATGCTTTGTCATATTTAATATTAAAGTACTCGCACTCTCTCATGATTGTTCCAAATTCATCAAAGTACATGGAGTAAGATGGTGGCTGATTAGGACTTATACCTGCTAGGTATGTTGATTGAACAACACCACTCATGGCATATTTTCTAAATGCCTCATTTGCATTTATTTCTTGACTGTCAAAAACCTGGTTAAATGGAATATCAACAGCAAAGGTTGTATTTTGAGAATAGTTACCTGCAAGAGCAAAAATATTTTCAAACATTAATTTTGATGATCCACGTGTAAATAAGCACATATTATTATAAATTGGCAAAGGATTTGTGTCTGTTACTGTGGCAACGATCTTATTATTAATATATAAATAAAAGTTTCTTACAGTTCCAACATCCATATACTCAACAGCAATATCATATACTGTTGGATTCTCTTCTCCATTAACTCTATACTGACCAACAAGAGTTCCATCATCTACAATTACACTGCTAAGTCCACCCCAAAGTTTTACTGGTACCGCTTTGTCAGAGGCAGAATCTTTTTGTATTTTATAAAAGAATAGGTTGTGTGTTTCTGATCCATCGGTATACTTTGATATATTTACATCTGTAAGTGCTGCAATTTCAAAGTAGTATCCAGCATTGGTTGTTGGATTAACCATTACTCCAAGACCACCAGAACCACCACCGATACTAATGTTTTGTGAAGGATCTGTTCCAGGTATCACGTAATAGGTCATACTGCCAGAAGGAGTTTGTCCACGTACCTCGTTGTTTTCAATCTTTCCAATAATTCTTAGTCTAGTTCCAAAATGCTTAAACTTGTTATCCAGTGGTTTATAAACATAACTAATATTATCAATTGGTGATTGAGTAGTTGTAAAGTTAGGGCCAGTAAGAACAAGCGCTGAAGACTGAACAGAGCCAGACGTTGTTGATATTTTTTTAGAGTTATCATACTCAGAGATATAAGAGTTTGTTAAAAAGTTTCTAATAACTCCAGTTCTCGTCATTTGTTTTGCTAACTCATTACTTACTCCTGCTGCCTCATTCACTGTAGTTCTAGCATTTGCATTGTTAGAAAATAGATGTTCTGAGTACATGCTGCAGCCACGAACATTATCATTGTTTGTCCAATAAGAATTTAGCCCAGCAGAGTGACTAGTGATGGTTGTTCCAAATTGTGCTCTACCGTGCTTCTTTACTTCTCCAGACTTTAATCTTGTAACGCCATTAACAATCTCATAGTCAGGCTCGGAATATATACGTAATAGTCCAGTGGGGTAAATCTTACCATTAAATGGTAGAGATGAGAAGTAGTTTTGATATTCTTCAACACTAGAAATCCAAACATTTCCTACTTTAGAAACATTAAACTGTGCAGCATCATACTTGATTATTTCTCCATTTGCATATAGGTATCCGTTATATCTAGTAAGCCAATATGCATTCTCACCAAGATCAATAATGTTATTTGTCAAAACATTGTTTACAACTCTTGGAGCAATATTTGAAAGATCAGAACTTAGTGGCATTGCGGAAAGCATGTGCTTTGACATGCTGGCTACATTATCATTAACAGATTTTGTATTCTCTGTTCCAGTAACTTCCCAAAGCAAGTAAGGCTTGTATACCCAGTTTTTGTCTTGATCTAGCATAGTGGATTGCTTAATAGACCCATAAGATCTTTGAATGTATCTAGTAGTATAATCAATCTTTCCATCATTATAAACATTGTTATCGATAGAAGATACTGAGATAATGTTTTCTAAAATACTTGGATCTTCTGCTTGTGATCCGTATAACGTTACATCGACAGGCCTTGATGTTCCTAAAGGAAGAGTATACTCTTTGCTCATAACAATAAAGTTATTATACTCATCAAAGAACATTGAACTCTGAAATGAGACTGCTAAAGCATTTAAGACTTCTGCAATTGTTTGTGTTGAACTACAAAAGAAATATGGTATAACCATATCTTTTTGTCCAGTTAAAAACTTAAAAGAATAGTTACTGAATCCAATAGAGTCTAATAGTGTAGAGATAACAAAAGACAAAGATACATCTGATAGTAAAAGGTCTGGTGCAGATAACGACTCAAAATGGAAGAACATGTCTCTAAGTTCTATAGAGATGGTTCTTTCCTCTAGATTGGTTTTAGGTACTGATTCTGAGTACAGGGTTTTAATGGGAACATAAAACTCATACCCAGAGTAATTGTCAATTGCATCGTAAAAAGAAAACTTAACATTTTTATTTAAATATTGCTTTACTATGCTGTCTGTATTATTTTCATTAAATGCTAAATCATAGTCAGTTATTGTTATGCTACCAGTAGATGCTAAGAGTTGACCTACTGGCAATCCTGATCCACCTAGATCAGAAGCAACCTTGTTAACCTCAAACTCAACCGTTTTATCCGATACGTCTGCAATTAATCTTGGAGAGATCTCAATCAAGTCAAAGCATGAGTCAAACTTATTCATTGTCTCCACTGCAACTCTAACCCCAGAAATGTAATCAAATTCTTTATATAAAATATTCTGTGTTTTAGGATCTGTATAAATATTTGGATTTGTAAAATCAGTAACGAAGTTTGTATTTTGTCCAACCACAGAACTTGCAATATGCCACCCATAGTTTGGATCAAAAGTTTCATACTGACCATTAACCCATATATGAAATGTTCCAAGATCTTCTTCTGTTGATTTAACTAAATAGGCAAATCCAGGAATTGGATTGTCTGGCCTTTGTTCAGTAGATATTAAGTCTCCAGCGTAAATAAAAATCTTTGAATACTTTTCTGGAATTATTAAACCGTAGGATAGTTCTAAATAGCCATCTTCTTGTATGATAGCCGAGCCATCTTCTCTTCTTGATAACTGATTAAATGATTGAACATCAACCCAGTTATTATCTTTAAGAACTTGAACTTTCCATTTAACTGGGGTTGTTTTATTTAAATCACCAAAAAGAGGATCACTTAGTAGTCCTGAACCTGTAGAAAAAGGACCAAGATCTTTTGTCCCAACGTTTGTTTGCATCTTTACAACAAGTCTGTTTGCTGGAATCTTTTCTTTATAAACAACATAAGGACATGCATCATCAATATAAAATTGACCATTTACAATATTTTTTGCAATACCACGTTCAATATTATTTTCAGTTCTAAAGGATGACCAGTACTTAAACTTATCTTTGCTGTCAGACATGTAGTATCTTGGTCGTTGAGCAAGAAACTGATTTGTGTTATGAGTAAATCTATTAGAAAAATATGATAACTTATTAATTCCAGATCTAGGTCTAAAAGTATTAAAGCAATCTTCTAAAGAATATAACTGTGCAATCTTTTGTTTCTTAGACTGAAAAACCTGAGGCATGTTGTTATCTTTAGAACCACCATCAATAATAATGTCAGCATCAGTGGCATCAGTATAAAACTTGCCAGAATCATTTATATCATAAGACTGTGTCAATGATCTGTATATAGAGTCTGACTCAAGTGGTCGATACCTATAGTTTCCAACAGAGGCAATATTAGTAGAAACATTTAGGTTCCACTCCATTGTTACTATGCCTCTAGATTTAAGTGTTGAAAATTTCTCAACCAAATCTTTTAGTTCACTGCTTTGAAACATTATGCTTCTTCCAATGACATAGAGACATTCCATAGATCATAGTTTGTCTGGGACCTCTTTGAAATATTAAAAGAAAAGTCTGCTATAAAAACCTCAACAACTTCCTGATATCTTTGTAGACTATTATATGCTGCATCTGTACTACCAAAAAGAGGTCTGTTGTCATAGGCAATATAAGCCCACATCGATCCAACAGATTTCTTATACCACTCAAGCATCTCTGCTCCACCAGCACCACCATCTACTGTATGGAATACTACTCCATCTGCTGCCTTTCCGTTCTCATCAAACATAGGCTTTGCAGAAAATGCTCTTGATGGGATATTATCCCAAGACAAAGAAAACTTTCTTTTATCTGCAATATGGTAAGATCTCATTCTTCCATTAATTGTTCTTTCACGCTTCTCTAATCTTTCAATAGATACGTCAATAGGCTGTCTATTATGATCTGACAATATCAAGAAGTCGTCTTGCCTTACTTCACTTGCATCAGAAATATCTTGACCAACCTCATACCCAATTGGATAAAAATATGGTACCCCATCTTGATCCATGGTTAATCTTCCAGGGTTATTAGATAGCATAATAGCCTGTGGTCTTCCATACTTCTTACGTCCTTGTAGATACTGAACTGTAGCCATTATAGTCTATTCCCCCGAATTCTTTGTCCCTCAATTTGTTTGATCTGTGATATTACTGTTCTTGCAATATCGTCTGGGCTAGCATCTGATTTTGCATTAACTGTTAAACTATAATTATACACTGAGTTGCTGTCTGAAGTCTTACTTCCAGCATTAATTGCACGAAGGTTGTCTACTCCATAATTTTCAACACCATACTTTGTTACTACAAACTCTCCTGGTGTTAGCATCGCAGGAATAATATCTGTACCTATAGGCTTCATTCCAAATCCACCACTTGCTAGATAACTTCCGACCATTCCACCCATAGCGTATCTTGAATATCCAGTTCTTCTGTCATATGCAGCGTCTGCTCCACCAGACATAAGAGCCTTAGTTGCTGCTAGGCGTGCAGCAGCCTCTTCTGCATCCTTAAGGGCTTTAGCCTCTGCTGCTTGCTGGGCTGCCCAAACAAGTGCTTGTCCAGTATATCTTGCACTAGACAGAACTCCTGCAACACCACCAAGTGCAGCAGTTGCATCTGCATTAGCGATCAAACTGCTAGCCATGTTATTTGCAACCTCTGATATGTTTACATCTGATGTTCCTGCTGTTGTTATATCAGTGATTAGTTTCTTTTGTGCATCTTGTACAGTCTTATTAACTTCATCAATATTTCCAGGATTTACTGGTGCTGGTGCAGGAGGTGGAGTTCCACCATTGCTACCGCCTGTAGCCCCCATAATTACTTGATAAATTTCATGAATTTCTTTAATAGTAATAGATGTTCCATCTTTTTTAAAGTAATCAGCCAACTTGTCATTAATTTCTTTCCATGTTTTGTCAACAATATCTGCAGTAGCAAGGGCTGCTGCAAGTTGTCCAGCCATCAACTTATCATTAGCAAGTTGAGCAGCATCGACACGCAACTTCATGTCTTCCCACTCTAGTTTTGTTTTTCCAAGAACTGTAAGTTTTTGTTTTTCTGCTTCAAGTGCATCTTGGCTAGCCTTTAGTGCTGCTTGAGCGTCTGTTACTCCTTGCTGCAATGGAATTAATTGATCTTGCTTTGCCTTTAGTATTGCATTTGCAGCATCAACTGATGCTTGTGCAGTCTTAAGTTCATTTTGCTGAATTGAATATATCTTTTCAGAAATTACATACTGCTCTTCTTCAATCTGTAAACGTGTCTTTCCTTCATCATTGACAAGTCGTGATAGTTCAAGTTCTCTTACGCTATCAATTGCCTTTGATTGTTCTGCGATTGCATCGCTTGCTTGCTGCTCTCTTAGTTCTTGTGCTGCTTGTGCTGCTGCTGAAATATCACCCTGGGTAAGAGCATCTGCAAGAGACATTTGCTTCTTTTGCTGATTAGCAATAACAGAGTTAATAGAAGAAATCTTATCAAGGGCAGCCTTTTGCTTATCATACTTATCATTAATTGATTGCGCTGCCTTGTCCATTAATTTTAAGTCATGAGACAACTTGTCATTTCTTTCATTCTGAACAGCAATCAGTTTATTCGCAGCCTCAACACCCTTTTCAGCAATCTCTACATTCTTTTCTTGAGCATCAATTTCTTTTTGCTTTGCTGTTACTAGCGCTTCTGCACTAACAATTCTAGCCTCATCTGCTGCAAAGATTGCACGGTATTGCTTATCAAGCATTCTTTCCTGAATATCAAATAGTTTCTGTGCTGCATCATATCCAGGTTGGAAGGCTGCAG